CCGTTCCTATTACTTCACCTGTATATGTATTTTCTGTCCAATTCTCGAAAGAGCCATCTGTTAGTAAATTATCCCCCGTCACCCTGTGAGCATTGATGTTGTTAGAAATCTTTAGGTTTTCTCTTATTCTCTCTGATTTGATTTTGCCGTAGAGTTGAGTAGTATCAAGGTCAAAATTCGTTCGGATTAGAGAGATAATCGCTTTATTTTTATTAACCGTGAATTCCAGATTACCACCGTTCACAGTAGGGGTTACCTGCTCGAAGTTTTTACCATTGAAAAGAAACCAATTATCAGTTTCGGACCCAGGGACTATTATCTTCGAATTCTCGTTAAGTCGCCATTTCATAGGCTCACCCTTTTAATCTTTTGTTACCAATCTTATTTCCACATCATAATTGGGTGAAGTTCCTGATAGCGTGCAATACACACGGTAATACCTGCCTGTAACATCACAAGAAGCGGATAAGTAATCCGTGCCACTTGTAGCAGTCAATTCTATACCCGTATCCACCCAATTAGAACCGTCAGCACTCTTTTGTATCTTACAGGTAATGGATTCATCTGTATAACTACCGTTGAATTTTGTCTTAATAACCCAATCCGCCGTTACCTGATTAGCCAAATCCCTCGTTTTACCAGCAAAGCTACTGGTTTTACCTGTATAGGATTCAACAGTCCACTCAATGTAGTTTGCCATTTTACCTACCTCCTCTTATTTTGCCATAAATTTCTTGAATTGTTCAAGGAGCGAGGGTTCATTCGGTGCATTACCCTGCTCCCACATTTTGATATACAAATCTGTGTATGGTGTATGTCCCACACCTGTTCTGTAAGCTCTCTCCAAACTGCTTGTCCCCAATCTATCCTCATAACGGGATACATAATTTAAGAATCTCCTGAAGATAGCACCTTCGTTAATTTTACCGTTTATATCATACACATCACCAATAAAGAACCAATGTCTCAATGCCCATTCTTTTATTTTAGGATCAATAAAGAAACTTCTGTAAATCTCATATGCTTTCTCCATTTCTTTTTTCATCTTTTCTGGGTTAGAAGTATGGTATGCATTATACAAGTGTCTCCGCACCAAACCCGTGATTTTCTGATACTCATTATCGTATTTACGTTTCTCCTGAATTTTAATGCCCATCTCTTTTATGCGTCTTGTAGGCATTAACACATTGATAGTCCAATGCCACCAGGGTATATCATCGCCATAAACATCCACAAGATAAGAACTGTGTCTTGCAGCACGATACAATTTTAACCACTGCACCACCGTCGGTATATCATAATACTTACGTTTGAGTGTATCCCATTGTGCCTCCAGATTAATCACATCGCCGTGCATAGCAAACCAACCTGCTTTACCCCAATCGTGAATAAAAGCCCATAATTGGTGCATCCAGGAAGGTAACTGTTTACGCTTTAATCGGCGTATTATACCCCAATGAGGCATAATGTGTTCTGTAATATCTACTCCAATTAACCAGCCCAAGAAGGCAATAAACAATCCCACAAACAATTCATACAATAATGATCCCCACAAACCTTTACGAGCAAGATACCCCATATGGTCAAAAATGAATGCCGTTGGCCACTTAACAAAAGCAGTAGCCTTATGCATAATGGAGCCTGCCCTTGTGGTTTGCCACATACCCCTTGCCGCCACAAGATATAACCATTGTGTAATTGCCAGCATTTGCATTGCCATTCGCTCAATTTCTTCCTGTGTCCAACCATTGGCTTTACCATATTCATAAACTGCTGCCACTACCCCCATACGGTTAAATAAATCGACTTTCTTCCATGCCTTATAGGGAACACCAAATTTAGCAGCTATCCTACGCAATCTACCCGTTTCAGTAGGCAATTCATAAAGCCCTGGTTGCTCCACGCCACCTACTTTAATAAGCTGACGGAATTTCGGGTCTTGTAAATACTTACTCATATTTGCCCAACCACCAAAGAAATAACGGGAACCCATAACAGAAATTGTCAGGAATGATTGGAATATGTTCTTAACCATTGGTCTAAAGTTTAAAAGCAGTGTGGCATCATAATATCCTGTGCGTATCAAGTTCATCACATTACCTATATCGTGTCCATGAAAGAGTTTTTGTAATTCTTCTCTACCCAAATCTCTACCCAACACACTACTTACCATATACTGTTTAATCAAATCACCTTCACCCTTATCCAGCACACCGCCAATTTTCGCCATACCTATTACAAACGGAGCAGCAGGAGCATACGCAATAGCCCGTGCCACACTCACGGCATAATGTTTAAGAGAATTACTCCAGCTCAAATCAAAACCCGGTATGTTGCGGGCTTCTCTCATCATACCCACCGATAGTGGGACATTCTCTCTCATCTTTTGCAGTACCGTATAGAGTGATGGATACTTATCTTTTAACCATTTCTCGGTATGTTTATCGTGGATCCTATGGTAGTATTGTTCCTGAAAGAACTCATCGGGCAATTTAAACTTGTCTTGCAATAATTTAGCATATTTGTCATAAAACCTGCGAATCTCTTTAACACATTCGTGAGCCTTGCGGTCAAGTTCTGGATTTTCACCTTTATCTAATACACTCTCATTTAAAGTGCCATTAAGAACAAATGGGATTAAAGCACTGTGTGGCAATTGTCTAATCCTACTCATATCTTTAGGGATATGCTCGGCATATCTACCATTCCATCTGACATCAAATAAATCCCATACTTTCATCTGTTCTTTGCGTCCTTTTTTGCCACTGGGGAAATCAAGTCCCTGATATTTCTTGATTATTGTATGAGCCTCTTCTATCATATCATTCAATAACCATTCATATACGGTCTCTGCCGTTGCCACAATCCAGAACGGGGTATAATACAATGGGGCAGAATTAAGAATGGTGCTGGTTTGGGATATATACGGTTTATTCCAGTTCTCTGAAAATAGATAATTAGCATACAACGGGTGAATACCTATTCTGCGTAGTTTGGTGGGTATATAATTCTTAATAGAAGAAATAATGGCTATGGCTTCCTCATAAGTTAACGGCTCTATCTTTGCCCTGCGTGCCTTACGGGTATCTCTTAATATTTCCCAATCAGCACCAAGAAATTCTTTAATCCATTGCTTAATGTGTTCACCATCGTATTGAGAATTCTTAATCAGATTATCAATCATACGCTTCTGGGAAGCCTCTGCTCGCCTTGAGCCAAACCGTTTAGGATACCCCATATCCTTGAAATACTGTGTCTGCTCATCGTAGGTCATATCATAAATATCCAGAACTTTCTCCACACCAACAGGAAAATCGGCGAGTATTTTTCTCAATTCATCATTGCTAACTTTCAATCCCAATTCTCTTTTAAAACGCTGAAAGATAGAATTTGGTAAACTCTTGAGCGTAAATCTCAATCCTTGTCTAAACAATTCAGCGTCAATTGCACCTTTACGCATTTTAAAGGGAGAATCCTTGACTTCATTGATAATATCCTCGTGTCCGTTAACAATACGATTGGCTTTCTCTAAATCGGTTAATTTAAACTCTTGCCTGCCCTTTGGTAATTCGCCCCATACCTGTTTCACATCATCATAACTGTAATGCAATCCCTCTCTCTGTGATGTAGGATAAATACCACCAACCTTAGCAGTCTCAAAATAATCAGCTATCAAACGATAACCTTTCTTTGCTTGATGTCCCGTAAGTTCAAACTTAACCACCTTGCCATTGTTGGTAATAGCAATCTTATCTATGTTTAATCCCTTGAGAATATCGTGAAGATGTAAGACAAAATCGGGTTGTTTTTTGACCTGCGGTTTGGACTTTATAGTGGATTTTAATTGAGATAAGAAATTCTTATAATAATTGTATGTTTCCTGACGAATTTTATCCGCAGTTTTAACAACAGCAGGATGATTCCATAAATAACGAAGAACTGCATTATTAATTGCTAATGCTGACATTTGAGACTTATTAGGGTATCCCTCTAATGCCATTTGTTTTATATCTTCCCAAGTCTTCCCCTTGAATTCAGGAACATATTGACTCACCCATTTTGCTAAATCCACAGCCCCCATATATTCTACCCTTGCAGCATCTATAAATTTTTCAGGAACATTTAAATCATAGAGAGTTTTGTCTGTAATCTTGTAAATTTGTTCAATCAAATTATCAAAATCTTTTTGAGTAAATTTGGGTTTCTGTGATTCTTTAACCTGTTGTGTTACCAATTTCTTAACTGCTTTATTAAATTTATCTATATCTTCTACCTCAAATATCGCTTCATTATCACGAGTTTCTACTAATTTAAATCCCTGATTTTGTAATGTTTGGATTTGTTCGGGTGATAAACCTATTTGAGTAACTCTGGTGGGTTTAAATTCTTGAACAGATTCTTGAACCCTACCCTCTTTAACCTGTTTTACAAACTGTTTGAATTCCTCTGGATTTTCCACTTCAAATGTAAATGCTTTTTTAGTCTGGTCAGCTTTGATTAATTGATACCCTGCATTCTCAATCTGGCGTATTTGGGCAAGGCTTAAATTCCTAATGGTTACTCTCCTTCTTTGCGGTACTCCAGCAGTTTTCCTCTTTCCACGCTGTTGTCCTCGTACACCAAGCTCACCTGCTTCCCGAATACTAACGCCAGCTTCAGGTTCTCTGGGAACGGTGGGAACTCCACCACCTTCCCGTTCTCCAGCTCTACCTTCATATATGCGACCTTCCCGTTCATAAATTGCCTCCAGATTTTTTTGTAAATTATCTATATTGCTATGGTTTATTATATTAACTATTTTATCAAGTTTTGTCAAGTCCCCAATTCCAACTACAAGTTTGGGAACAAGTTTTCCACGAGTTCTAAACTTATTTTTGTAAAGATTAATCAATTCGTCAGCACGACTTAAAGCTTCCTTACCTCTACCTTCTGCGGGCATAATGAAAGCCGTGAAACTTACTGGTAGGGTTTTACCGTCAGGCAATACTATTTCGGTATCCTCATCCAATAATGTTTTTAATTCTTCAGGACTATATTTGGTGGAAGTTATTACAAACTCATCTCCACCAGTCCTGAATATATAAACATCAGGGATGGATTTAGCTAACTGCACGAATTGATACAGGTATTCATCACCCACATTATGCTGATAATTATCATTAATATATTTCAAGCCATTCATATCTACCATACCGATGGACTTAATATCGGAACGCTTGAGAGCTTCATCAAGAAGCTTGTTATTGCCCACATAGTCAATTTCACCCTCACCATTCCTGACTTCTCTAAAGTAAGTTCCTGTTGCATCTTCAATGTGTGCGAGTGCTTCTTCATCACCAGCAGAGGCTCTTTCTATGGTTTTTTGATAAACCTGTTGTTTGTTTTCAGGTATAAATTCTTTATATTGACTTAACAAATTGGTAAAGTTTTGTATCACCGATGAAGATACGGGGGTAGTAGGTGTGGGTGCGGGGACTGGTATTGGTGCTTCTACGGGAACAGTAGGAGCAGGGGCTTCTGTTGGCACAGGTTGCACTTCTGGTACAGGAGTTTCTGATGGTGTAATAGTTTGTACTTCCTGTGCCTGTGTGGTTTGTAGAGCAGTCTGCACGGCATCATTGATAGCTTGTCTGAATGTTTTAATGTTTACAAATTTGTTAGCTATGCGTTTATATAATTGTGCTTGCACATTGGGATCACTCAAAAATTCTGCAAGGTTTCTGGTCTCCAATCTAATATATTGGTTTAATGATTGTCCAGCTTTAGTAGGACGAGGATAACGAATGGTATATTGTTTCCATATTTGTTCTCCAGTTGCCTTCATTAAATCATCAGCAATCTGTAAGGCATCTTGCATGGATAAATCGGGCTTCTGTTCTCTCAATACTTTAGCCAAATACTGACGGGCAAAATCTCTCCTTAACTTTGGCTGTTGCCTTAACCCAAAATAAGTTAGTCCAAAATTCAATAAACCAAATTGTGTAGCTCTCTTATCATCTAACCCCAACCCTTTTGCGTAAGCATAACCCGTAATAAATGAACCGATATAATGCGGTAATCTTGTTTCAATTTCAGTAATTTCTGGCAAGCGTAAAGTCTTACCCAATCTCACCTGTTCTTTAACTGTTTCCTGTGTAAATCTCAATGCGGGAGAAGACAGTATCAAACCATTCATTGCACCAAAGGCAGCATCAAGAGCTGTATTGCGGGTCAATTCTTTGGTAATAAATTCTTTTTTAGCTTTCTCTGGTAATGTATCATAAACTTTAGCATATTCGGATAACCTAAACGCTTTACCAAGAGCCACCATATCAGCGGCATTATTTATCACATTGGTCAGAATACGAGCCACTTCAGGATTTTTAAACAGTCTCACCATACGAGTAGGTGATAATCCTTTTGATACTAAAGTAGAGGGAGCAATACCATTATTCAAGCCTGCCATTAATAAGACCAATCTACCTGCTGTTCCAGCCACATCACCCGCTACGGTTTGGGCTTTATATAATGGGTCTTGTTTTAATTCAGGATACAGTTTTTCCATTACCTGCTTATTCCTACGAGCCTCACCTAAAATGGGGTCAAAGTAATCTGCAAGCGTCCACCAGAAGCCTGCTTTATACTGTTTCACACGGTCTTTCGGAACCTTAACCGCTACCCGCTTCATACTGGTTTCCTTAATCTTTTCACTAATCTTCTGGGCTTCCTGCTTGGTAGTGGGACGAGTAGGATACATTTCGGCAGGTTTAATAAACTCTGGGAATTGCTTTTGCAATGTCTCAATAGTAATTAACGGTTTTTCAGGAATTTCTCCTTTTTGTAATTTGAGTAAATCTTCATAAGTTACAAATACTTCTTTAGGTGATTGAAGGAATTGCTGTCTCAATGTGGTATCTGTTGGCTGGGCAACCTGTGGAGTGGTCTCTACGGGAGTGGGTATTGGTGGTGTGATTTCTTCTGCCACTTGATATGCTTCCTCTGGGGTCATAGTAGTAGGTGGTTTGGGTATGAATTTATCCTTATACTGGTCATAATAGGTTTTAACTTTTACTGCCACCGGGTGATCATCAGGCAATTTCTTTAATATATTATCAACATCTTCGCCTTCTAATTGTCTGGTAATCGCCTGTGCGGTATAAATCTGAGCGATCAAATTCCATTTTAAGTTCTGCGGGATACGATTGTCTTGCAATACTCTATTGGGGTCAATACCCGCCAGAATCTTTAATTCTTCAGGTTTTGCTTTCTCAAGGTAATTCACTTATTACCCCCTGATAACCAGCTGGCTAATCCCTCTACGGTAGAAGGTAAAGTATCAGATGCGGTGTTAGTTGGCGTAGGTGCTTCAAACGGTTTCAAGCCTGCTTGCGGTGCATAAGTGTTAATAGCATCTACAAGATACTGAATCTGAGCATTCACCAAATCCATCAATTCCTTAGGAGAAGCTTGATTAACATCAATGCCATACTTTTGGGCAATACCAGACATAGCGGCTCTCAGGCGAGGATCATTGGGATTTTGAGAGAGCTTGCGAGCCAAATCTACCCATTGTCTTAAATCATCAATTAATTTAGAGACATTATTCAAAGCATTTTTCTGTATTGTAGTAGTTAATTGAGGATTTCTTCTGCGGGATTCTGCTAAAGCCTTATAGCTTTCAGCTTGTGATTTAATTCTCTCTATCTCCGCTTGTGTTTTGGGTTGTTTAAGTTTGTATTCCTCTTGAAGCAATTGTTTTTGCAACTTAAACTGTTCTTGGAGTTTTTGTAATTCTCTCTGGAATTGTTTTTCATCTTCTTCAGCTTTCTGCCGTAATGCATCCGCTATCATCTTCTGTTTCTGAAGTTCAGCCATCTTCTGCATTATGGTTTGAGTGAGTGCTTGAGTAGGTTGAGACATACCCGCCATAGCCTGTGCAGAAACCGTATAAGGATTCAAACCCGCTTTCCTTGCTTGTATGGAAGCTATTAGTCCCGAAATTACGGGTGCAAGCATAGAACCCCATACTAAATAAGGAGTAGCTTTCCCATATGTAAACTCAGCAACATCGCGAGGTGTAACCGTAACATCTGGCACTTGTGGAGTAGAAATATTAATAGGCAATTGATTAGAAACCCCTTGTCGTCTCAAAGCACGCTGAACAATATTGTTTATAATAGCATTGACATCATAAGTTGCCATCATCCCCCTCCTACAATATCAAAGGCAAAACAGTCGATAATGCGCTTAATAGATTACCAACCGACTGCCACCATTGACCAAGTCCTGCTTCAGCTTGCTGTCTTGCCGCCTGCTCCAGATTGTATTGCTGTAATGTCAATTGTCGTTCAGCTCCAATGGTTGAAGGTAGTAAACTTAAAGCACTACTAAATAAAGACCCCTGCAATTTAGCTAACGCATTTGCTATATCAGAAGCCGTCATAGCCGCAACATCACGAGCTACTTGTTTAGATAATCCGCCTTGCAAGATACCCTGTGCCGCCATTTTAGACATAGCTCTATTCAAAAGATTTTGTCCTGCCGCTTGTGCCTGTCTCTGGATTGATTCAGCTAAAGCCTGATAACCTGCGGGCAATTGTCCCTGTGAAATTTGATTAAGTAAATTTAAGTAATTATTCCATTCTTGACTTCTAATGCTGGCAATATCTGGCGGTTGAATCGTATTGGTAGATGGTGTTAATTTAACAAATTGTTTGGCTAATTGTTCTCTACCCAATTGCGTCAAGCCCAGAGCTGGTGAAAAAGCTCCTAATATTTTCCAAATATCCATTTTATCCCTCCTTGTTTCTTAAAATCCTATACACATACTTGATAGCAACTTCCCGTAATTTGTCAAAACCCTTAATCATCACAGTAATAATCTCGCCAATCGCATTGATGTTCATTTTATAATTCCCCTCCGACAGTTCGGCATAACCACCCAAAGTATTCTGTTCATTAACAACCGATACTGTCGGAGACCCCGTATAACTTAAATAAACCTGATTAGCCACTTTTTTAATAACCCTATCTTCACCAATAAAGTCCACAAATACTTTACTTTCAGGGGTAGAACCATCATAATCTGTGCTACCCGTAAACACCTGAACCAATCGGTAACTATTCTGTGGTGTAGTAAGTAATTTCTGGTTATCTGCATCGTAGTGTATAGCTACCGTATCCAAATCATGATATTCCCATCTTTTTTTATCCAAATCAAACATCAATAACGCCATGCCTCACCTCCACCGTAAGTAATGGGTGTAATAAAATGATACCCGTACAAATTGCCTACCGAATTATCATTCCATGTGGTTATCTGCTTCCATGTGGCATTAGAAGTATCATATTTATAAATATACCAATTAGAATCTGCATCATATCCCAATACCCAAATATCTTCATCATAATCAACTCCTACTAATTTTATAGTATTCAATGTAGCAGGCACCGAAATAGTCTTCTTCAAACCACCATCTGCAAGCGAACGGAAGACGATATTGCTATTAGTATCTATATAATACAGAGCGTTATTACTTATACCACAAATACCATAATCAAAATCTGAAACAGTCTGTATCCATGCAGTTGTACCATTAGATGCTTTTACTTTACATAATTTGTCATCACCAGAATCATAAATATAGAAATACCCCTTATAGAACATTACTCTTCGCACATTAGTAACGGGCAGAGTATATTCTGTATTGGTTTGTAAATCCACCAGAATATCAGTATCACCACTAATAAAATAACGCTCATTATGCAACCAAACAATACTGGGAGTTGTGCCAGAAAAACCAGCATAAGAGCCAACATTAACTTCTTTTTCCAATACACCCGTTGTTTTATTAATTCCTTTTAACTTATTGTTACCATCATACACAGGATACCATAAATATTGACCATCTAAAAATACAGAGCTTGAATTTGCATTTCCAATACCTGCCCGATACGACCATAACAAATTACCATTGTAATCAAATTTGGCTATATCATTGGTGGTTGTAGAACCACTTCTACTTCCTACTACATAAACCCCAGTCTCATCACTTGTTATAACTTTAGGACTGTCTATATCAGCATCGTTCAAATTCAATCTGGTAATCAAGCTATCGGTTTGTGTATTGTAAATAGTTAATTTGTAATTATTATATTCAGGGAAATAGACCCTAAAGAATCCAGGCTCTGGCAATGTAGATTCGGATAACCGATTACGACATGATAACACATAAAATTGTCCATATTCATCATTGTAAAAAGCACCAAACACTTCATCATTGTCCAAATCAGATAAAAGATTTTCCAATCCAATACCAAGCGGATATACAGCATAACCATTGAAAATAAATGCATTATCCCTATTCGCAAAGTAAATACCTTTCTCATTTGCCTTAACTGAATAAGGGAATATTTTACCTGCATTACCAGTTACTTTCTCTAATATTAATCCCAATGCCTCACGAGTGCCACTGGCATCAGGTGAAAAAGAAGGAAACTCTTTACGCAGTATCCAAATTTCACCATTCTCCTTAAAGATATATAAATTTCTACGCCATGATTTTAACGCCACAATGGGCGATCTGTCTCCAACTTCTAAATACCAATAAGTGGTGTCAAAGACTGATACATCTACATCTGACCAGTAAATCTTATTGTCTTGTGCCAACACTAACCTACCATAATGATATTCGCCCACATACGAATGGGGGGCGGAATCTGATGGTGGCAATAAGCCATTAGTAGATACAATATCGCCACTGGATGCGAAAGAGGAAATGGTCAAAATCTGTCCAGGCACAACCGCTGTGATTTCAGTTGCCATTCGCCATTCACCATCAGTATCATCCCAAATAATACCATAAAAATACAAATCGCCATCTTCTGGCACAAAAATATCAGCAGGTATCAATACTTTAAAATCACCCGCAGTTGGGTCAACTGTTATCGCACTCGTCCAATCACCATAAATTGCATAAGTAGGGCTATTTGCCGTTCCTTCTATCACCCATACCAATCGCATCCTGAAACTTTTATTATTGGAACCTGTCGGTGCCGTTCTCCATACTGATGGTTGTTCTTCTAAAGAAAGCGGCAAAACACCATAAGTTTGATGATATAACAATGGGCGTTGGTCTTTTCTCAACAAAACCATACCTTTATGGGTAGACACAAAATCGCCACAAGAAATGGAATCATAATAATGATACAATACATTCAAATTGCCATTGTAATCCTGTTTAATAACTTCTTTATCCAGATGCTGTAAAATTTCATCTTCATAAGCAACAATATTGAGTGTATTGATAGTCTCATAACTTGTGGGCAATGTAATAGTAGATGTATAAGTTACCGTAGTGGTATCATAATCATACTTATCCACTGTAAGGTCAAATAACAGAACATATAAATCTTTATTCACTCTATCGGCAGTTATCTTTTCAGCACCGGTATTTGTCAATGTAACATTGGTTTCGCTTGCAGATGAACCATCCCAGCTTACTACCCGTATCGATTCCCCATTGTTGGTATCTGTTCCTAATACATAGATATAATCCACGCTACCCGTAGGATTCTCTCCCCAAATAATATCAGTAGCTGAGAAATTGGAATAAGTAATAATACTTGTAGTACTCCAAGAAGAACCATCATAAGTTACCAAATACAGATTATCCTGTGTGGTAACCCAGAAATAAGTAGTGGTACCAGATTGATAAGCATCCACACTTCTTACACCACTGATACCCAATGTAGTCCATGATTCAAAAGCATACGAAGGCTCGCTTGCATCCCAGATAAATAGATTATCATCTGTCCAGAATACTGCCTGTGAACTATATTCACTATTGGCTTTATCCCATACTTGTCTTACATCCTTAATAGTGCTGCCTACTAAATATCTATTGCCCGATACCAAATAATATACTGTCTTTGTGTCAACATTACCCAAGAAATCTCGTGAACCACCCACTATATTCATAAACGGATATTCACGCCATCCATAATCATATAGAGAGAATGTGCTACCGTCATATTTAACTATTTTCCTGTTATCAGGATCAACAATATACAATGCCGTACCATCGTGGTCAATTCTGGTAACATCGGCAATGCTTGTATTTGCATATCTTGTATAACTTGCATCGGATACATAAGTAGAACCTGTCCTTTTTTCTAATGCGTCGTCAGGCGTAATCCTGACATTTTTAATAAATCTTATAGCTTTATCAGGTACACGCTCCGCATCTACAATTATTAGACCATCAGCAAAACTGCGTTTAGAAGCCAATTGCCATTTTTTCATAGACTTATCCCCGTTTCTGTTTCTATTTCATTTAATACCCAGTTAATCTGTTCCAAATCCCATTTGGTAATATATGGTAATCCCAAATCCAGCATTTCGTTCAAAATCATCAAAAGATAATTAAACTGAACCACCTTATCCTCATCGGGAGCATTCTCATCAATAGGGAAATACCCCATATCCTGATGCATCAATATTCTATCCAAGTAGTTATTTATCATACCGACATCAAGCTCTTTTAACTTCATTGACAGGTATCCCCGCTTTTTCAAGAGCCAGATTGTAATATTCCTGTGCCTTTTCTTCAAAGCCACTTTCTGCCCTCTTGACTATCAAATAGCAGGCATAATATTTGAGTGCCTCAAGCAATAGTTCTGGCAATTCAGGTGTAGAAGTGATATCAGAAGTCCCACTCCACTCGGTAGGTTTCTTGAGATAATAGAGATAAACATCGTCTTTGGTAAGTGTAGATTGTATGGGTGGATAAATCTTACAGGAAGGATTATCATCGGAACGGAATAGCACGATATAGGGATTATAAACCGTTGGGCAACGATACGGACTGGAATACAATGTGCGGGCTTCGGATTCAGTAATTAAAGAAAATGACACCTGATTGTTTCTCGCCTGTGTATCAGCTGTTACAGTATAGTCTCTCCACGCACCCAGATATTCAAGAAAATCGCTGGGCAATGTTACCGTATCTTCGTTTGGATTGGAAATATCCAGAATTTTACTCTCTTTGGATAAATAAGCGAGTATCAGGTCTTTGTGGATCCCCATTAAACCCAAACGGGCAACCTCTTTCTGTGCCTCATTGATAGCATCAACAATTTCCTGTTCACTAATCCTCTCGTAGGTATCAGCACTTATATTCAATTCCTGTAAAATATCCTGATAGATTGCATAAAAAGTCATCTCACTCTCCTATCTTTTTCCAGAAAGATTCAAAAGCACTTCTCATTTTGGGTTTATCAGCACTCTGATTAAGCTGTGAAATCACGGATTGACGAGCCAGATTGAGTTTGGTAAGCAAATCGGTTTTCAATTTTGTATCATTGTAATCAGCTAAATCATAGGCTACCTTGTAAGCGAGTATTGGTACATAAAAGTAAGGTATCACTATATGCTGTGAGTAATCGGTATCACCTATCTCACTAATTTCGTCCTCCACATAGAACAGATTTTCATAGAGAATATCACCAGCGGCGGTAGGATTATCACCAGAGGAATCAGTAAACGATTCAAGAAGTGGCGGGAATTTAGAATAATGGTGTATCACAAGTGTGCCACTATCCTCTGGAGTTGGCCACAGATATAAATAATTCCTGTCTAACCAGTAATAAGTTGGTATCCCCGTTTTTATTGTTCTGGCATCTTGAACATATGTAACCCTATCAAGCTTATACTGTGTCTGATCTTTCACCCAGTAAATTTCAATTATGTTTCCAATCCAGTATTTATGGTCTTTGTCCTGAAGTTCTATATCATCATCGTTGGCATTCACGGAAATCTCAAGTTTCTTGTAAAGAAAATGTTTGTTCGTGTTATAGATGATTCCCCTGAACCAATCCAGATTGTGATTGATATACATCAGGATTTTTGGATAAGGCAAACGGGGATTATGTGTCTCCTCTCTTACCCAATCACATAAAGTTTTCAGTTTCATATCACATACAACCTCTCTTTAAGTTCACTCTTGACTACCCAATCTACAAAATCTTCTTCTTCTCTTTCCCTCCGTCTGCGGGCTTCATATTCGGCTTCATCTATTAGCCTGCCAATACCTCTGTCCTTCATCACAGAGCTATCATACCACGCCTTTTGCAATTGAGCCTGAACATACATATAGCCAGGTTTCTCATCTCTGGATAACCGCATAAACGGTGTTAGATGGGTATCACTTACAAAAGCTATGTGCCAAGTTCTCCAAGCACGGTCATATACCAGATACCAGCGTGGATGATACCTATGAAGCAAGCGTATCCAATCCTTATCCAAATCTATTATGAATCGGGAGGGGTGCGGAGACCCCTCCCAGACTCTATAATTAATCATCAGCTGAAGTCGAAGTCGTTTGCCATCTTGATTATCTTACCTTGTACGGGCGGGAGCGAGCAGGCGAACTGACCTGTGTAGGTGAGGACAGCTCTCAGCACCTGTGGAGTGGAGAGGGAATCGGGATGCAGTATCTCACCACCGAGTTTCATCCATTCGGGTTTCTTGGCGTATTTGAACTCAAGATAATCGAAGTGAGGCAGATAGAGAACACCAGGAGGAACAAGGGGATCGTAGTAAACATCTACACCATCAACTGTGATGTAGAAATTCCCGTAGTCGAGGTCTTTCTTAGTAGCGGAGCTTATCTGATAGGTTACGGAGTCAATTATGTCAGCTTCGAGTTTTTCGAGCTGTTTCCTTGTGGTGAAGGCAACATTGTATTTGGTCACATCCACATCGTAGGGAAGGTTCTCTATTTCATAGAGCAGGTCTCTTATCTTCTGAACTGTAAGGTTAGCACTTCCACCAGCATCCACAACGGTTCCATTCCAGAAAGCATTGGAAGAAGAATCTATGTTATGGAGTGTTCTGCTTGTGCTGGCTATGAATCCGAAGGAGTTTACAGTTTTGCCATACATACCCTGGGCATAAATATTTACATCAGCACTTGCGGTAATAGAAATGTTAGAGCCTATGGCGGCAAGTGTTACGGTCTTTCTATCGCTGTTAATTCCAGTTACAATAGCGGTTCCCTTCTTTGTGGAACCCTCGTAGAGGTCAACCACCATACCTATTCTGAGGAACCAAGCACCATAGGAAGGGGTAGAACCAGTAGGTGTAGCATTGAGAGCTATTGAAGTTCCACTTGTGGATATTGTGGTTCCAGAACCACCATCAGTATAGGTAGCAAGCACATTATTGGTAGCAGGCAGATACCAATGGAACTTAATGTGTTTTACAAGATTTTCGGATACATCGGTATAGAGCTTGGCGGCAAGAGCCTTAATGGATTCAGGGCTGGCACTTCTGTCTATCGCTTTCTTTGTGATTTTCTGGAAGGCTATGATGTCCACCATGGAGTCATAGGGCTGTATCATTGATGGAGTGCTGGAATATCCTATCTGGTCAGTCAGCGAGTCCATATCGTACCCCTGGAAGCCACCACCCTTTGCATACTCAACAGTCACATAGAATTTCTCATTGTCCTTCTTCTGGACGATACCAGAGAAGAACTTGTTGTCCTTCTTGAATTTCACTTCTACCATATCAGGTAGCTTTTTCAGAAGAACATCAAGATAATTCGCCATTTGAATGACTGTGTTAGCCATTTTAATTTACCTCCTTTTGTTTTAATCTAAGAATTTAATTAAGTCTTCAGGTTTCTCCTTACCCGTCAACTTTACGGGTTGCTGAGGTTGTCCAACTCCACCCTGTCCCGTTGAAGCTTCCATATTCCCTTTCTTCACTTTCTCTATGTATTCTTCCACCGCCTGCTTTTTCGCCTGCTCTATGAAATCGGGATATTTCTGCACTATCTGTTTAAATACCTGTTCTGCTTTCTGCTTATCATTTAACATAGCAGGGAATTTCTTCTCCACCACCTTATTCAAAGCCTCATCTATCGTCTTCACTATCTCATCCCAGATGAGTGGCAACTGATCTTCAGTTATCTCCTTTCCAGCGGCTTGTGCGGCGGCTCTCACGGCAGTCTCCAAATTGGCAAGAAACAGAGTCCCTATCTGTCTATCCCCAGTAGCTTCATTGAGCAATCTAATAGGTTCAGCTTCAAGATATTCCTGCAACTTGAACTGCATAAGTTCTGATTTGGCTCTCTGTAATTCTCTTTCCACCTCGTCTTTCTTGCGCTTTGCTTCTTTTAGAACATCCTGATAGATACGATTAAGGGTAGCCGCATCACCGTATTCCAGATTCTCAAGGTCTTCTTCAGTAAGTGTAATACCGTATTCGCTTGCCAGCTTCTGCACTTCATCTTTACCCATCTGAATACGGGTAGCAATATCCAATAGCTTATCTCCGATTTCCGCTTTCTTTTTCTCCAATTCCTGTATCTTCATCTCCGCCTGCTTCTTCAACATTGCCGCTTGCTGAAACTTCTCATCGCTCGCCAATCCTTTCTGCACCAATTCCTGCATATCCTTGAATTCACGGACAGGGTGTCCATCAACCTCAAACACAACCCTACCATCACTATACCGTTTTACTACCCCCTCCCTACCATATACCTTTGCGGGAAACTCCTCTACAATTTCTGGGGTAGAGGGTTTTTCTTCACCCTCGCCCTCCTTTTGTTCTTCTTCGGGAGTTTCCTCGCCTTCGGAGGGAGTTTCTTCGGTCTGTGTGGCTTGTTCTTCTTTCACTTCTTCCTCTGGCTTCATCCCTTCTTTAGGGGTAGAAGCCTCATCCTCTACCACTTCATCAAGGGCAGAGATTAAATCTTCAGGTGAATAATCTTTCTTTTCCTTGTCATCAGCCATAATTATTTCCTCCTCTTGCTTTTAGCTTTTGGCTTTTCTTTTACCACTTCATCCTTCACTTCCTCTACGGGTTCGGATTCGTAGTCTATACTAACCCTATCAAACCCAAATACAAACTCATATTTACCTGGTCTTGAAGATACCACACTTATGAGTTCGCAGATGTTAAAGCCATTAGCTTGCATAAAGTTTTCAGCTTTCTCATGCACGCTTTTCCACATATCTTCAGTAATCTCTCTACCTACTTCCAGAAAAGATTTATAGACTCCCATAACCTACCTCCTTTTTCTTAATTCCCTGAGTGTGAGGGCAAGTCTGGCTCTTCTTCCTATCTTACCCCCTTTCTTTGCCATTTCCTTAAGCCAAGACACCTTAATATTGCCCTGTTTTGTAATAGCACCAGCTCTTTTTGCAGCAGCTCTCAATGCTCCCGGCTTTTGAATAGCTTGTTGGATCCACCTCTTATTTTTCCTTTTTCTTGCCATCCTTTCCACCCCCTCCTGTTTATAAATTCAAGGGGAGTTTGCGTCCGTAATATTTCTTTGACGCGTTTCTCCCCTTCTTTGTAAGTTTCAATGTCCCCTTGCGTAGATAACCCTTTTCTTGTGCGGTATCTACTGCTATTGCAATAGCTTGAGATTTGGTTATTTTCTTACCTCTTTTACGATATTGCTGTATAATTCTACCAGCGTACCATTCCACGATTTTCGGGATTTTACCACCTCTACCTGGCATTTTCTAAACCTCCCATTTCTGGGTTGGGATTCTGTTGCATTTTGGGTTGCACATAAGGTGCTATCTGTTTCTGTAATACACTCTGCAACATATTGCCAGGTTGACTAAACACGCCCCCCATCATCTGCATATGCATTTCTACCATTGAGGTTATAAATATCCTCGCCCAAGCTGGATACTCCAGATATTCAGGACTTTTTACTATCTCATAATGAACCTCAAGGTGCATCTTGTGGTCGTCCCACGGTTTGGGTTCTATCTTATCAAGAATCTCTTTGAGTTTAGCCATTTCATCTTTGTGAGCTTCAAGCCAAGCTTCTACTATTTCAGGTTCTGCACCAATAATATCCTCAAAACCATCAAGTTTAAGTTTCAAAAGTTCTTCTTTGATTATCTTATTTTCAGCTTTAGCCATTTTTTCGTCTCTTGATCTATCAACTACCAGATATCCGATACCAGCTTTGCGATAAAATTCTTCCACAATTTTCTTTGCCTCATAATCCTTAGGGTCTTTGGCGAGTCTCTGGAGGGCGTCCTGTAAAGCAAGTTCTGTCATTTGCTGTTTGGTGTAGGGAAGTTCAGTGCCTAATTTAACAACAATGTCTGCTTGTGTTATCTTCTCCTTCTTGAATTCAAGAATAATAGGTTCGTCATCATCGCCAAGATAACGCATAATTCTCTGTTTATCCCAATAACCATAAACATCCTTCTGGACATCATAGATAATCAGCTCTGCCACTTTTCTGAACATGTATTCCAGCGGTTTGGCATTCGGGGTTTTAATGTATTCAGAATACAGTTTTGACAATTCTCTTGCCTTACCGCTTGCACTTGCAGGTGCTCTACCGTAATCAATTTCGTGTATGGTTAGGCTATCCTGATATTCCCTGCGAAGCAGTTCGTAAATTGCCTGCCACGATTGTGGAATACCGGGACCAGGTTGCAATTTGGGTATCTGATTTTGACCTACAAGTGTGGGGTCATAGAAGATAAACGAACCTGGCTCTATCTTTACATCGTCGGGTATCGAACCCTCTGGGGCAAGTCCTATGAGATTGCCCGCCAGCATCATATTATGGAGCATCAAACTCCAGATAATGTTTTGCACGCTCTGCAATACCCTACCAATATCAATCGGTGTCCTGCCAATGTAAGAACCCGGTACTTTAAAATAAGAAGCATAGACAACGGGCAAGTGTTCGCCATAGGGATTATCACCCTCATAGAGAATATTACCAGAATAATCAAACTTGATTAACTTGCCCTTATCACCCTGACCTCTGGCTCTGCGGTAATACTCGATTATAACAATGGTCTCTTTATCGTCTCTGTTCTTAACAAAGCGGTCAAATGTGTAAGGATAATCAGAAACCTCAATGTTGGGATACCATTCCTTTGCCACATCTCTGTTAAGTGTCCTGATGAGGAAACAGTCTATCTGGTCATCGTAATCCTCTATGTGCGGGTCAAACATAAACTCGAATGGTGTCAGTGGTCTCAAAACATACTTCAACCTGCGAAGAGGCTTACCGTCAGCGCTGGGTATATCGTACTCATAACCCAGCTCGTACCCCTTGAAAAGACCAACTGTACCGAATAATACATATTTCAACAGCAAATCGTAAAGCTTGTGGTCAAAAAGCCCCTGTTCCCAGAACAACGCCTCAACAAACCTCTGCGTGTATTCGGCTTTTTCTTTATCCTCATCGCTTACGGTTCTGGGTATTGCAGTAATGTAGGGTGGTCTGGACATAAAAGAAGCCACGAGAACATGGGCATCATTGGGTATCCTGTTGGCTTTCACCCTGAATGGGAACAGTTCGTTAATATCCTCATCTTCTGCTAAATCCTCTACATTACCAGTAGAATCTATGCTCACCCACATCTGATTATTGTAAAACAGGTAATTGCGTTTCCATTTCGGGAATTTATCCCTTATGGCTTCCTCAATCTTTTTAAATCTTTCGTAATACGGATTGCTTTCTACTTTCTTTGCCATTTATTCACTCCTCCAGCATGCCTTTAAGTTTATTCATAGCCTTTTTAATTCTTGGATTGTGCTTCACTTTAACCTTTTTATCCAGAGGCACGGGCTTATCGTTAAGCAATAACACCATATCCCGTAAATACTTAACTATGCGAATCATACCGTAAACAACAGCAAACACGATTAAAGCTATCAAGAATAATTCAACCAAAACCAGCACCTCAACCAACGACATAACGCCTCCTTTTGGGTTTAATACCCATAATTTCATTGTATCTTTCCACATATTCACGCCAGCTCATGGGCTTGCTGGCATCAAAATTTTCTTTCTTGTCTTTCTTATTGCGTTTTTCTGTTTTTATCCGATCTCTTTCCTCGGTAGCGATTATATATCGAATAGCGTCCCAGGTATGTTCTTTACCGTGTTTTGCCCCCAATTTTGACCATTCGTAAGCCTGTGTAATAACATTTTTGCAATTTTCGGTAATAAATAGCTGGTCATGGGCAAACAAATTATTTAAAATGCTTACTCCTGTCATCAATCTTTGATAAACGGCACGGAATTTGATTGCAATACCTAAATCATTCAAAGCCTTTTCCAAATCTTTCATATTCTGCCTATTATCATCAGAACGCATACCACCCGTTGGGTCACAATAAGCCTCTTTAAATTGCTCCGGGAAATTGATTTTCTTTTGCAAAATCCTCGTAATAGAAGCAATAGTCTGTGCATGTCTAACATTGTCCAAGCCCGGTTGCTGATATTCAAAAACCACAAACCATTTGCCATTTTCCGGGTTTCTCACTACCCACACGGCAGCAAATGGTTCATCCACACCAAAGTCAACACCAAGATAGGCTTCCCAGCCATCGGGTATCTTGAAACGCTTGACAATATGTTTTTCATCATCAAATTGGTAAAGCACTCTATTTCCCATATCCAGCCACTCACCAAAAAACCGCATTCTGAATAGGATGGGATCCCAATCATCCTGTGCCTTTATAACTTCATCAAAATCATAAGTAGGATTTAAAAATGAAGGGAACATAATGGTCAAAATGTTCGGATCCCCATTTCTCTTTTCCCACACACGCCTTACTACATTACGGGCTTGTAAAACATTGGGAGGCAACCAACCATACTCTTCGTAAACTTCCATTGCCTTATCCATATCAACATCAAATTTCAAAATCCTACCTCGCTTCACTATCTGTGTCTTCACCCAATTAGGACGATACGGAGTAGTAGTCATCAATAGTTTCCCCTTATTCCTTCTTAATCTATCCACCATTACCCTATAAGCTTTTTCATCGATAACAGTAGGTGGATCATCAAACCCAATCTCATCACACCATACAAAATGTGCGTGTATCCCTTCAATAGCATGAGGTTGTGCTGCATTGCGGAAATAAAATGTGGTTCCCCTATAAGGTTCTTCAGTAACCGTAAAACAATATTTAGGTTGCCCTCGCCAATCACCTAATCCAAATATATCGCGAAACCAGTACCTAAATTCTTCACCGATGATACCCTCAAGTCTCTTATAATCAGGCCCCATAATTATCATCTTACCCGGCACACCATACTGCCTGTGAACCACATCCATCATGAAATAAGACAGCAAAATCCCAAATGCAGTTTTACCACCACCTGTTCCCGCACTTAACAAAATCTGATTCGGCACCACCTCATACTCCGCAGGGTCATAATTACCCCACACCCATAATTTCAAAACCTCTTCCTGTGCCACATGCGGGTTAATCTGCAAATACCCATTACTATCCACCCAGAATAATTCACGCCTCATATCAAGTGAAGTTTTTAACATACTGTCTATATTAATACCCGCAAAATCCCAACTGTCAAATTCCAGAAGATACCATATTGATATGCTATTGATACGCTATCGATAGGTTATCGATATTAAGAATAAGAATTAGAATAAGAAAGAGAATAATAATTAATATATATATGCAATTTTTCTGCCAAAATTATAGTTAACGGAAGCGAAGTTATACCAACGGATTCCTCACTTTAACTATGTTCACAGAGTAAAAATTTGGTGGTAATTAATAAAACAATATTTACATATATCGCTTGTGAAAAATGTAACTTTTAAAACATTAATACCCCTTATTCCAAATTACTCTCATTGGCCAATAAATTATACCTGTTTTTGTTTGACTTGCCCGATATGGCGAAATATACCCCAAAATATAAGAAATTTTACATATAGCTATACCCCTTGCTGGTTAATAAGCAAAGAAATGGTTTAATGTCTCCCCATTGTTAGGGAATAAATACCTAAAAATTAGGGCTTAAACACACAAAAGTGATTGAATGGTTTAATAGTGTTGGTGTGAGAGAAGGGTTTGGACGGTTTTTCGGGCGGGATTGCGATTGATAATTGACTCCGATTTCACCCCGGTGGGGGTTAATACTTCTCTACTCTCGCAATAATTTGAGAGGGGCATAGTTTTTGCAAGGGAAACATAATCAATGTTATGTTAACTTGACCATTTTCACCCTAAATTGGACTCCAAAACGGTTGAGACACAACAAAAATACGGTTTTGAGGGTTGTTTCTGGTAAAATTGGTGTTAAAACGGGCTTAAAATTGGGTTTTTAGGTGGTGGGCATGACCCCATCCATCATTTTGGTTTACCATTCATTTAATTATTGTGGTATTTATTGGTCTTGGTTTGTATTTTAATGGCGTATATCTTGTAATTACTACTTGAAATTTTATTTTAAATCCCTTATATTATAACCATAACAAAGGAGGTTTTGCGATGTACACAATTAAAACGGGTCATACTTTATACCGGTTTAGTGATTATTGCAAGGCATTAGAGAAATTTAAAAAACTGTGGAAGCAGAGAAAAGAGGCGACCTTATGGAAGGATAATGAACTGATTGGGGCGATCTATCGAGTAGAAAAACAAATAAAAGGGAAATATAATTATTATATCGATTTAGACAAATTACAGGAGGTCTCAAAATGAGGTATAATCACAAATTGATACAAAAGGCAATAGAACATCCGGGACGGGAATTCTTCTCCCGGCCAATCCGTTCAGGTGAGAGTACGAGGGTATATATAGGAGTTGATATAAATGGCGATGGATTCGCTGAAGTTGTAGAAATCTGGAAAGCTACATATTATTACGGCGGTAATGGTAAAAGGCGGTTGGATTACGAGCCTCTAGACATTTTAGAAGTGGGAGAATAAAAATGAAGCACATATTTAAACATATAATAAACGCAATAATGTTGAGATACTTATTTGTTAAACTCACAATTCAGACTTACAAATCAATTAAGAAATATAAACAGGAGGTTTAGAATGTTAACTGCCATAAAACAATTAAAAGAGTGGACAGTGCAGGATAAAAAACTTAAAGTTATGTTTCAACGCTTGGACACTTTAAAAGCAGACTACGACACTAAAATTAAGCTAATCGAAGCACAGTTACAAAAAGAATTCCCCAATTGGCAAAAGAGAGTTAAGGCGGGCGATGAGGAATATTTAAATCGTTTTGTAGATCGTGACATGGAATTACATGCACAATTTGGTTTAGAACGGTTAGAAATGGAAATAATAGAATTGGAACGGGCAATTGTAGATTATGGACTTAATATTATGATTCAGAGAGGAAAAGAGCTTGGCAAACCTACTGAACCATTGGAACAGCTAAAAGCAGAATTAAAACGGCTCCCATTCTTTCGTGAAGTTGCACTTAAAATATTACGCAAAAGCTTACAATAATAATCCGCCCCGCCTTGTGCGGGGCTGTCTTAATAAAAAGGAGGTATAAAATGCAAGTATTAAGACACTACACAAGAGAAGAAATCAAAACCCTCATAAAAGAGGGCAAAGCAATAGAAGTCAATAGGGTCAGCGGTGTGGTCTGGGTTCGCAAGTCTTCCCGCCGTGTGTATGTCTGTACATATAATCCTAATTGGGGAGTATATACCAATTGCTATATTGCTCCAATTAAGCCGAGTGTGTGGGAAGCATGGCAAAAACAATATTGGTTAGAAGGAGGTGAAAGGATAAACTAAACCAAATTATGTTAAACTTGGGGCGGGGATCTTCTCCCCGCCCTTTTTTTATTTTTCCTCCTCTACTTGTGGCGGTGGTGTTAAAACCACGCCCCTAAATTTCTTTTCTTTCTTGTCCTCCTCCGCTTTCCTTTTAACCAACCCCAGTATTTTAGCGTATATCTCCGCAGCCTTAACCTTATGCTCCCACGCTGGACAGTACTCAACGATTTCCTCAAGCTTTTGTTTTAACCACGTGGCCGTTCCCCGCTTGGCATGTAAAACCGGTTTCAATTTTGTTAAAGCAAGTTGCACTTTTTTAGCCTTCAATCGTGAATGTGCAGCAGACCATAGATTTTTCTCTTTTCCTTGAAACCCAAGCGTTTTTAATGTTAAAACGGCATCGTGGGTAAGCAAAAACCCAATGGCAAATTTTATGTGCTGTTCCTTAACTTTTGCCTCCTTCAGTTCATAGATTAACACGGGGTCAAGCTTATTATACCAATCAAGAATCGCCTTATGTAATCCTTGCGGTGTTGTTAAATCGGGTGCAGGTTTGGGTGGTAGTTTGGGCATAAGACAACCTCCTTTATGTTAAAATGGCAGAATTTCAGGCTCCTCTGCGTGGTTAACAAACTGCATACAAGGAGCCCTAAAGGTTAATTCAAACACTCCTTTTCTACCGTTGCGGTGCTTTGCCACCTTGAACTTACGGGTTTGGATCTCTGCCGTATCGTTTATCTCATTATCTTTCCACAGGAATATTACCACATCGCTTGCCTGTTCAATATTACCCGATTCCCGCAAATCTGATAATTTGGGTTCAGGTGAAGTTCTTTCCTCCACCTTGCGGCTTAGCTGTGCCGTTGCTACAACGGGTATGTTTAATTCCTTCGCCATCTCTTTTAATTGCTGGGTTATATAGCTCACTTCCCGTTCCCTGGATTCCTTTTTTGCGTGCAGTAATTGAAGGTAATCCACGAAAACAATCTGTATGTCTTCTTGCCGTTTTAACCGCCTCATAAATGCCCGCAGTTTGGATATGTGCCAGCTTCCACTATCATCTATCCACAAGTTATTGTGCTGCTCAAAAAACTTGATGGCATTCTGCAAATCCTGCAAATCATCATTCTTTACACCACGCTCTAACTTGTAAAACGCCACACCTGATTTAATGGATAACAATCGCTTCATTACCTCATCTTCGGTCATCTCCAGACTGAAAAGTGCAATCCTGTATTGGGTTATCATATTCGCTATCAAACTCATTACAAAAGCGGTTTTGCCTATGCTTGGACGCCCGCCAATGGTTATTAACTGTCCGGGCTTGAACCCGTGCAGTAGACTATCTAAATCATAGAATCCCGTTTCTAAGCCCCTACCCGTAGATTTACCATTGGCTATCAATTCCAATTCCTCATGTACTTCTTTAACTACATCCTGCACATTACGAACACCCGTGAGATTAACATTGCTCAAACGGTAAATCTGGTGTTCTAAATCATATAACACATCTTGAATATTGGAAGCACTATCCGTTAATTGTGAAGCGGTTTCCTGCAATATCCTCATCAATCTACGCTTTTGACTCTCATTTTTTAATAATTGGAAATGATGTTCGGCTAAATGCGGAGAAATAACAGAATCCACACAATTAGCCAAATAAGTCTCTACCCCCCTATGGTTCAGGTGTCTAATTATGTTAATGGGTTCAACTTTCTCGCCTTTGTAATATAAGTCCCTGATAGTCTTGAAGATTTTGCGGTTGAGCAATTCCTGAAAGTCATCGGGGGTTAATTGTTCTATGGCTAACAGTAAATTGTCTTCACTTAACAGGATTTCACCAATGATTTCCTGTTCGAGGGTGGTCATATAACCTCCTTTATTTTACCCATTGTTTCTTTGTTGGGTCCCAAAAGTGATTATGTATAGTCAGCATTACAAACTCCAGCCATAGCTCTTGGAAAGTATCATAATAATCATCAGAGAGAGCATAAGTCTCAAATTTAATAATCAATTCGTATAAGTCAATTTTTAAAGTTTGAAGGGCATAATCTTGTAATTGGTCAACTGTGGGTAGCCAGACCATTTCATTGTCCATCCCTAAAAATTCAGTAATGCATAAATAAATCTTGTCATAGCAATGCACCAATAACTTGGGATCATATATTAACAAGTCATCGGGTATCCATACATAGTCACCGATAGACAGGCTTGACTTTTGTAAAAAGGGCTGTGCTGCTTGACACATTTCTATATATTCTTCTGTAAATTTCATTATTAATCCTCCAAACTTATTAATCTGTTTTTAAATCCTAAATCGGTTCTGTAATATTCATAATCCTGAAGTGTTTTTCCACTCATCATACCAATCCCTTACCTCTTTTATACCTTTTTTATAATACAACATTGCATTTAAGGTTATGTATTGTCTCGGAGTAATCTGTTTGAGTGCCTCAAAGTAATCCTCTTTGGTCTTGATTTTGTCCACGAGGTCAGATAACCGAGTATTATTAATATATAGTTTGAAGAATTCCTCCACGATTTCAGGCGGTGCTTTCATTACCTGTTCCATAATCTTCTTGTTGGCGGTGGGGCTGTTACGGTAATACTGATTCTTGAGAAAGTTTTTGATAAACAGATGATGGTCACGGTAAAGTATCTTACCATCTTTCTCAAATCGCTTGAGTGCCTTTCTAACAAATTCTATGTCCAATCGCAATTCAAGTGCTATGTATTCAGGCAGAATGTAATAAATCCCTGATACACTAATCTTATCATTGGTAAATAGGTAAATATAACACAATGCCAACCGGTAATCCTCTGCAAGCAGTTGCCCCACATATTCATTCCATTGCCACATTCGGGTTCTAACAGTTACATACTCCATATTTATTTAACCTCCTCTAATAAATAAATTTCCCCACACCAATAGGCGTCCATATTTAAAGTATTGGTAATAATATATTTCACATCAAGGCACTTAACTTTATAAAGTTTTACGGGCGTATTGAGTGCTGTATGCACCCTGTAATAGCGTTCTGCAAATGATTTCAATGTCCATATCCAGAATCCAGCAGGCAAGATAATCTCATTGTAGTACTCATCAAATAGGGTATAGGTTGGTGATAGCTGTCTGTATTCGTTAATCTTTAACCACTTTCGAACAGGGAATACAGGGTCATAGTAGGTAAAGAACTGTATTGTGCCGTGTAATCCCTTATCGCTTACCCTAAACACACCATAACCCGTGGTTTCGGAGTAATCCACACTTGTTAGGTTTTTAACAAGATTAAAGTTACGGTCTATGTCTTGGATTCGCATAATAGTTCGTTCCAGATTGGATTATTAATATGTGCCTTGCGTTGTGGTCTAAACACCAATGGGTGGGGATTCTGCTTGCCGATTTTGATAACATCTTCAATAGTCCAGCCTTGTGTCTTAAAGCGTTCAACATCTTCATAAAAGAACCAGAAACGGTAATAAAGCCTGCCACTGTCTCGATGTGCTTTAACTCTATAAGGGATCAATGCCAATAATCCCTGTAAAAATTCAACATTATGCTTCACCGGATATTCCCAACCAAGTTCTTCTGCAACTTCATAGGGGCTGTAATAGTATCGTCTGATAACTTCTGTTTTATGAAAATGATTGATTAACCAGTCAAAATCTTTG